CACACAATATGGATTTTTTATCGATTCCAGCCGCTGTACTGGCTGTAAAACCTGCGAACTGGCGTGCAAAGATTTTAAAGTTGGTTACGTATCGTTTAAAATCAATTAGATAGCCCGTCATTTCTGCGCTCACACGTCCCAACATTGAAAACATGCAAAGCTTTGTAAGCCGATGCAAAGCTTTGTGTGTCTCACTTTTGTCCCAATACCAATCCGAATCCACCCTTTGTCATCATTGAGAAATGGCAAGGAAGAAAAGGATGTTACTGCACGATTTGACAAATCCGCCAGAGCTATCGCATACTGACCGCACTACAACGTCAGCGGTCAACCGCACCCGATAGCTTTGCGGCTTTTTTTATGCCTGTTTACAGGTATCGCCATATCAATGGCGGGTCGAGAGAGCCTAATACAATACCCTTTCGGGAAATACGCTCCGCCGTCTGACGCGGTAGTTGAAGCCCGCCCCCCCCACTAAGGTGGCAGTCAATACTAAAACGTCAGGAGTCATAATTATGACTAATCAACTCATTCCCGTTTTCGATGGAACCATCAACAACGAACCAGTTTTACTTTGCAATGCTCGCAATCTGCACGCTTTTCTTGGTATTGGTAAAATGTTTGCTCACTGGATCAAGGACAGGCTGGGTGAATATGGATTCGTTGAAAATCAAGATTTTGTGATTGCTTGCCAAAATTGGCAAGCAAAAGGTAGAGGCGGTCACAACCGCAAGGAATACCACCTCACCCTCGACACAGCCAAAGAGCTTGCGATGGTTGAACGTAACGAAAAAGGCCGCCAGATACGCCGCTACTTCATCGAGTGCGAAAAGAAACTTCGCAACATTCAGCCAGTACAAACTGAGCAGCAATTCACAACCGAGGAAATCATCCTCCTCTGCTACATGCAACTCTGGATGGAAAAAGCACAACAACTCAGTAAGCAGCTATACCCCGTCATGAGAGAACTGAATTCTGATTACTACGGGAAACTGTTTGATCTGGCCTACGAGACTCGTCATATAACCAACCGGACTCGCGACACATTGCTCCGCGAAGCAGCAAAACTTGATCCCGCCAACTATATGGTGCATAGGGCCAGAAGTATGCTGGCGCAACTAAGAGCAAGACAATTTGAATTCTGAAACCAAAGGAGCTTCGGCTCCTTTTTTCATGCCTGAAGGAAAGGAAAATGGCAGATATCATCGACAATGCCGCTGAAATCGAAGAATTGCAGCGCAATCTCTCCCTGCAAAAATACAAATCCGATAGTAATGCCCCATCTGCTACTCATTGTTGCGAGTGTGGCGATCCGATAGATGAGCGGCGACGCCTGGCTGTTCGTGGATGCCGAGCTTGCGCCAGTTGCCAGCAGGATATTGAACTTATCAACAAACAGAGAGGTGTGAAGTGAACATCAACACCACGATAACGATCGATACAGCCCTGAACACCGGCCTGGCGCTCCTTGGTTATTTCTACATCATGTTCTGCAGCGGACGATGGCTGTCACTGTTGTTCATGAAAAAATGGAATAAACGCCGTAAGCAGGAGCAACGCCAGAAGGCAATGGATGCATTTTTCGAAGCCTTCGGGATTGACAGCATGGAACCAGGGGATCCAGCTCGCGCAATCAGCAGAGGGGGCGTAGTAATCCTTGTATATCGGAGTGAAGAGAAAAATGACGATCACAAAACAACGTGTAGAAAAAATCATATATCGCCATGAAATGGGACTGAACAGCGATGTCACTGCCGAAGAGGTTTATGACCTGGCTGTACTGGCGCTGAATTTATCAAATATCGCAAACCTGAAGCGATACGAGCTTGATATGGATTGTTGTGACTCGTTCGGTCAGGATTGTGGCGCTGACATGACTGAAGATTCTGATGGCGATTATGTTCTGTTTGATGACGTGGTTAAGTTGTTTGAGTTTGATACAACCACTCAAAAGTTAGAAATCCCGGCAAAGGAGGCTGCCAGTGAGCAAGATTGACTATCAGGCACTGCGCGAGGCGGCGGAACAGGCAACGCAAGATGAATGGGTAGCATATATTTTGCCGGGTCATAACGGCATTTATCCTGCGCGCACGTCTGAGGGTAGGCATTGCGGATACTTTATTGACTGGCCTGGCATCTGTCAGGGGCGGGAGAGCATCAACATGAGCATCAGAACCTACGCAGTGAATTGCAATGACGCATGGCTAAACACCGAAGGTGATGACATCTCCGGCTCATACGTTAAGTACAAAGACCATCAGGAAGTGGTTGCCGCTCTTGAGGCCAAGTGCGCGGCGCTGGCAGCGGAGAATGCGGGAATAAAGTCTGCAATTCCAGAATCACGGGATATTGAGGATGACAATGACAATATGGATGACGTATCTCTCGCGGAAGACTTCGGGTTCAATCATGCAATAGAACGGATGAGGAGACAGATACCTGAAACGCCAACCACTGATGCTTTCCTGGCTGAAGTCCGGGCGCAGGGGGTGGATGCTGCTATAGAAGCTGCAAAAAATCTGGTGGCCCAAGAATATGAGTATAAGGATTTCAAAGCGGCGCAGAGTGATTGCTGTATGCACCCTGGTTCAGACCTGGTAGGGAAGGTTGAAATGACTGAGTGGTTAGTTGACTTTGCTGCCCAGCTTCGCAAAGGAGGCAACCAGTGAGCGAAATTAATTACCAGGCACTGCGTGAGGTGGCGGAACGTGCAATTCCAGCAATGGAACGCCTGTTAATGTTGCCAGCTGATGATGACTTGTTAAGTGAACAGGAACTTAAAGATTACGGTGTGGATATTGATGCGCTCAACGCCTTCAAATTTCTGACCGGACCAGAAACCGTGCTGGCACTGCTGGATGAACGGGAAAGAAACCTGCAATACATCAAAAGCAGCGATCAGGAGAACGAGGAGATTGCGTTAACGGTAGGGAAGCTGCGCGTTGAGCTTGAAGCAGCAAAATCAAAACTCAACGAACAGCGTGAGTATTACGAGGGCGTTATCTCGGATGGAAGTAAGCGCATAGCAGAGTTAGAAAGTGATTCTCAGGCACAAAAGTTAGTTGAAGCAATCATTGTTGCGATAGAAAACGAACAGGAACGTCTTTTTGATGAAGATTACCTAATGGATTCGAAAGAATGCATTGACGTAATTCGTGAAGAAGTAAAGCGATGGAATGATTCCCGCGCCGCTGGCATTCGCATCAAAGGAGAGTGAGATGACCACATCGCATTCTGCAATTACCCAGAAAAAAGCCTTCCACATACTCGAACGATTAGAGGCGCTTGCTACGGAGGAGGAGATATCCCCGGAGAAACTGGTTGAGTTCAGCCGTGTGATATTGCGTCGCAAGAACGATATGGAGCGGCTGACATCTGGCGCTCCATCCTTATCAGTCAGGCGAACACTTTGTTGCAGCTTCTGCAACAAATCCCAGTACGCCGTCAAAAAGTTAATTGCTGGGGACGCCGTTTTCATCTGCGACGAGTGTGTGGATGTGTGCAACAGAATTATCCGGGGAGAGAAAGAGGGATCAGCATGAAATTTTCCAAATTTTCTGAGTTGGTGAATCGTATTTTGTCCAACAACCACAGCCATCGTCGCGATATGGATGTAACGATCGTTGTTCATTCGCCTGGTCGCATCGGTTCAACACCATCAGTTGAGGTTCAGTCAATTCAGGCGGGTTTTGATTGGGATGCCGGGAAGGTGATGATTTTTCCAGCACAGCCACTGACCACGCTAACACCGGAGCAGGTTGCTGATATCACTGATAGTGTGCGCAAAGGTCAGTCTTGGCACGCGTATCAGGAATACAAGAAGCATAAAGAGCAGTTGGAAAAATTGTCGATGGAGTTGGAAGCCGCTAAACAGCGGGAAAAAGATCTGTTTATGGAAAATGTTCGACTTAAGTCAGGTATAGCCGGTCTGATACACCTCGGTATTCGATATGCAGATGTTGAGGTCATGAAAATTGCTGGAGATGCCCAGCTTTCTACCCCATGCACTGACAGCATCATAAACAGCATTGCAACAGGCATTCGCATCAAAGGAGAGTGATATGGCGTTAACACACCACGAACTCTGTCAGATTGCGTACAAGTTC